AAGCGCGAAGAGTATGTGTTGCGCCGGATTCGGGAGGTTGGGGGAGACACGCCGCAAGTCGTGCGAACCCTGAAGCTGAGCTGGAAGAGTTCGAGCGTGAAGCCCGCGACCTCTTTCAATGACCAGCTCACGCCCGGCCATATGACAATGACGGCCAATCCAGAGAAGGTGCTCCGCCAGGGCCAATGGGTCGAAGCCAAGAAGGGAAGCTGCCCCAACGTCCGCACCGGCATCACGGTGGATTGGAGCGATGACGGGAGTCGGGGGTACACGGGCAGCGGTGAGAAGCTGCGCAAGCCGGGCGAGGCGCAGCTGGTCTGCATCGCGGTGGGCTGCAAGGTACACCCCAAGGCCTACGAGCAGAAGGAGAGCGGCGCTGGCTCCGGCAAGCGTGATGAGGCGGCCGCGAAAGCGGCGCAGGAGAAGCGCAAGGCCGAGGCGATCGAGGAAAGCAAGCTGCGCCTGGCGGTGGCCGCAAAGGCCATCGAGGGGATAACCGGGATTCCGGAAGCCGCCCTGCGTTTCATCGTCCTGGCAGCTCTGCCGGATTGGGAAGAGGCGCGCAAGCCCTTTACGGCTCTCATGCCTGGTCTCCTGAAGACGCTCCGCGAAGCCAAGCTGGAGAGCGTGGAATTCGCACAGGGAATTGCTGTTGCTTCGCTCAGCCGACATTTCCTCACTGCTGGCGAATGGAACGGGCCTAACGAAGGCCGCAAGGAATTCCTCGCGGAGATCAAGCGCCTCGGCTATGACGGCTCTTCGGCCTGGGCGAAGCCTGCGAAGAAAGCACCGGCCAAGCCTGCGAAGAAAGCTGCGGCCAAGCCGGCAAAGAAGGCCTCGGCCAAGCCAGCCAAGAAAGCCCCGGCGAAGAAGACGGGCAAGCTGAGCCCCGAGACGCGCAAGCGGATCGCTGGCGCGGTGAAAAAGCGCTGGGCGAACTCGAAGGCCGCAGGGATGAAGCCGATTTCCGAGGATGACGACCCGGAGGGTGGTGACACGTGAGCGAGATAACTCCGGGGAAATGCCGCTACTGCGGCTGCACGGAAGATAACCCCTGCTCGGTGCCACCGTACTGCGAGGGGGATGTCTGCTCCTGGGTGAATGGGACCAGGCGCACCGTGTGCAATGCGCCGGGATGCGTCAAGCGCTGGGTCGAGGCTGGCAAGGAGGCGCGGGCAGCCCGGCCACCGCGCAAATCCTCGGCGGACATCAACAAGCTGATCTGTGGACGCGGCCGGAGCCGCAAAAAGAAAGGGTGTGCGGCATGAGTAATGCAGAGATCAGAGATCAGAGAGCAGGGATCAACTGGGAGCGTCTGCGCGATCTTGCCTGGGTGCCGCTCCTCGTCTTCTTCGCGTTGGCGCTTGGTGATCTGCTCTATAACTTTGGCGTGGCCTGGGCGGAATGGTATCGGGCCGGAGGGTTGCAGTAATGACGAATCCGTTGAATGAACCGCAATTGATCGACATAAGCTCGATTTCCGAGGGAGCGATGGTCGAGGCCTTCGGGCTGAAACTTGCCGAAGTGATGAGTAACATCGCCGACCCCAACACGCCGGCCACGGCCAAGCGGCAAATCACTTTGACTCTGACTCTGCATCCGAAGGAAGACAGGACGCAGATCGATACGCAGTTCACCTGCAAGGCGCAGTTGGCCTCAATAATCCCCTCGACTTCGAGGATCTTCATGGGACGTGACGAGGATGGCAATTACTACGCTCTCGACCGCGATCCGCGCCAAATCAACCTTTTCAATCCGCCGGCCCCGAAGGAAGCGCCCAAACCGCTCTCCTTCAAGGCTGGCTCCTAGATTCCCGCGACACCCTCCTCGCGGGAAGTGCGCGGCGGGTTCCATGACCTGTCTCCTCAGCGCTGGGCAGGGGTAACCCAGCGCTGTCCGCGCAAATCCAATTTTCCAACTCTGAAAGGATTTCCGATGAAAGAGTTTTTGTCGTATCTCTTCGACCGTCTCAAGGCTGAGCGGCCAGTGGTCAAGGAAGTAGACGGGCAGCCCTATGCTGTCAGGGGGGACGGGACGCTAGGCGAGCCGATCCGCGAGCTGGCGCCGAAGTGGACGAAGCCTCCGCTGACGGTCGCATCGCTGAGCGGCCTGGTCGCGGCCTTCAAAGCAAAACTGGATGGACGGCCGGAGCGTGTCGCGCTGCAGATTCTCCACACCAGGAAAGTCGTGCTTCTTTCACTCGAAGCGGATGATTTTGGGGGCCGTCATATTTGGGCCGGGGCGTTGCATGAGGATGAAACGCCCTTCAAGTTCGATCATTTCTATTCTGTCGAAGAGTTTCTGATCGCCTTCCGAGCTTCCTTTTACTTCAATGACCAGGCTGAAAAGGTACTGCGCGTGGCCTCGACGATCAGCCATGAATCGTCGGTCAGCGTGGCGGATGATGGCATCAGCCAAGCGATCACCGTCAAGGAGGGAGCGGTGACCCGCACCCAGGTAGAACTCCCGGCTGAGGGTATTCCTCTGATTCCGTGGCGCACCTTCCGGGATGCCGCACCGGTCGAATCTAAGTTTCTGCTCCGGATGCGTGCGGTGAAGGACGGCCTGCCGCAGATCGCGCTCTTCGAGATCGATGCCAAGTGGCGCGTGGAGACGATCGCGAGCATCGCGCATTACCTCAAGAAGGAACTTCCCGAGGCGACGATCATCGCCTGACAAGTTTCGCGCCGGAATCACGGCCTGGCGCGAAAGAGTGCGGCGGGGATACCGTCCTGGATCATACCAGCGTTAGTGTCCCTGCCCGCCGCACTTATTAACTTTGCAACGCTGTGTTACATGGGGAGTCATGCCGAGACAAGAGCCTGATTGGACGAAGACGGGCACGATCGTGGCCTATGCAGAGTGGCTGCGGGAGAAGAGTGGCGCGCTGGCGGTGGTGATTGTGCGCCGGGACGATGCGGCGCTGGCGGCCGATCCGCAGCTGGCCGCGCTGGATGCCCGCGAGCTGGTCGAGGCGCGGGTTTCTCTCCTGGCGGATGACTTGGAAGCGGCGCGGAGAGAGAAACGCAAGGCGGCGAGGCTGGAGCTGGGCGAGCTGCACGAATAGCAGCGGATGACTGCAACTTGCAGCGGATGACTGCAACTTGGAAAGGCTGGAAGCTATGGGGGCGACGACGGGGATCGAGTGGACGGACAGCACCTGGAATCCATTGCGGGGCTGCTCGAAGGTGAGCGCGGGGTGCGATCACTGCTACGCGGAGGGTATGGCGGCGCGATTCAGCGGACCAGGTCTGCCATATCACAATGTAATCCGTAATGGGCACTGGAATGGAAGCGTTGAGTTGAGTAAGAAGCATTTGCTTGATCCGCTCAAGTGGAAGCCAGGACGCCCCATTTACGACGCCGCGACCGGGAAGGAAGTCGGATGCGATGCTACGCAAAGCAGGCGCATCTTCGTGAACTCCATGAGCGACCTATTTCACCCCAATGTCCCGGACGAATGGATTGATCGTATCTTCGCGGTGATGGCGCTCTGCCCGCAGCACATCTTCCAGGTACTCACCAAGCGGCCTGAGAGGATGTTGGAGTATCTGAGTGGGGCTGCTTGGCAAAGATGCTGTAAGTCTGCCGGTCCTTACGAAATGGAGAAATCCATCCCTCTTGAAAAATACGCTGATCGATCACACATCCTGGATGGGCACGGTAACCTGATTAGCGTCTTTTCTCGCTGGCCGCTCCCTAATGTCTGGCTGGGCGTGAGTATTGAGAATCAGGATGCTGCGGATGAGCGCATTCCACTTCTGCTTCAGACACCGGCGGCGGTGCGGTTTGTAAGCTGCGAACCGATGCTGGGGCTCGTGGATTTGACGGTCTTGCAGCATCGAAATGAGTTTGAGGTAAATGCTTTGACCGGCGACCATGGCGTTCTTCGCCCTCTCGCTGGACGCAGTGATAGAAAACTGGACTGGGTGATCTGCGGAGGCGAGAGCGGGCCTGGGGCGCGTCCGATGCATGAGAACTGGGCGCGTGGGCTGCGGGATCAATGCGCGGCGGCTGGCGTGCCCTTCTTCTTCAAGCAATGGGGTGAGTGGGCACCAACCAATTTCGATCTTTCAATCGGAGGCGCCGTCTCTGGAGACGGCGCAATGGCGCGCGTGGGCAAGAAAGCCGCTGGGGCGCTGCTGGATGGACGCGAGTACAAATACGCTCCCGGCGCGGTGGGGGTGTGAGCCGGCGGGAGCGGCCGGAGGATGGCGGCCTAATCTGGCATGAGAAGTGGAATGCCTTCGAATGCCACGGCTGCGGCGAGTACGAGGAAATACGCAAAAGTTCAGACAGGACGCCGGAGAGGCTGATGGAACTGCTGGAGCTGCTCATCATCGAGCACACGGAATGCTGGCAGTTTGACGATCCCAAGATGGCCGCCGACGCACGGCGCTATCGCAAGGACAAAACGCGGCGCGCCAACCTGGCGGCGCAGCGGGGAAGTGGGCGCGGACGATAACCCGCGCGGGAAAGAGCACGATGACGAAAGTAGAAGCGGAAAAGACGGCGACCTGCGCACCCGGAAGCAAAGCGATGTTGCAGCTCCCTACGCTGGCGGTGGTGAAGATGGCGGACGTTCCCAACCCTCCCATGGCCAGACGGGATAAATACGAGGCGCTCTGGACGCGCATCTGCAAGCTGCCCGAGGGGAGCGCGCTGAGCGCCACTTACGCGCAGCAAGGGCACGCGAAGAATGTCCGCACCTCGCTGAAGAAGAAGGCCAAGAACACAGGGAAGTTTCTTAGCACGAGTCACACGCCGGATGGACTGATCTGGTATTACTGGCTGGAAAAAGCTCTGTAAATCCAAGCGACAAACGATCGAATTTAGCCCGCGCGGGAGTCAAGACGCAGGGCATGGGAGAGTCCTGTGAGCGCACGCGCAACGGCATACATACTCGGGCTGGAGAGATGCCCCAACGGGGAAGCCATTACCCGTACGGAAAAGATGGTGGGCGTCTCGCTGGCCGACTCGCACCAGGAGCGCAAGGCGGGCTCCCGCACATTTCCGGCTTTGGAGACGATTGCCCAGGTGGCGATGGTCTCGGTGCGCACCTGCCAACGGCTGCTGGAGAGCCTGGAGCGCAAGGGCGTTATTCAGCGCGTCCGGCCCAAGAATCAGGGGCGCGGGGCGGTTACTTTCTACTACTTTTGCGAGCTGGATGAGCTGCCAGAAGGGTGTCATGGTGTCACCCTTTCCGAGTCCTCTCTTTTTGGGCAAAAGGGTGACAAAAGGGTGACAGAAGGGTGTCATAAGGGTGACATTGACGGTATCGCAATAGATAACAGGGAACTAAAGCAACAAAAGCAACAAGTGCAAAAGCAAACACCCCCTAACCCCCTCGTGACCGAGGGGGAATGTGGCGAAGAGGAGACGGCTGATGATGGCACGGAAAAAGAGGGCGCCGAAATCCTGGCGGGGAACGGGGTTGCGGATGGGTCGGAAAAGCCTGATGCATTGCCATGCAGTCCTCAGGGCTGCAATCGGGACAGAGCCGACGAGGATAAAAGCGACGGATTTAGGCATTTACTTCGAACGCTGGGCGCAGCAAGGTCGGATGACCGCATCACGGTAGCCGTTGACCAGGTGATGAGGGGTTGCGGCTTCACCGCGCGGAGGCTCCGGCCAGTGATGGCGGCGGTGATCCAGCAGGAGGCGGACAAGGGCGAGCCGCCGCCGAAGACGGCGCTGGCGATGATCGCGGCGTGGAGCAGTTACATCCTGCAGGGCGAAAAGCTGCGCTGCAAATGGGGCGCGCGGCGGTTCTTCGCGGAGGGCTACTGGCGAGAATCCGAGAGCTGGCCGTGGGATGCGGTGGTTTTACGGGAGCAGCAGGTACGGGCCCAGGCGTCCGTGGGGAGTTACCAGTGAGTGCGATGGGGAAGCTGATTGGGGTGGAGTGCGTGGAGTGCCGGCGGAAGGGTCATCACTGCCAGGCGCAGATCGTGGTGGAAGATGAGCCGCTGTGCCTGCGCTGCGCGGACGGCGAGGCCTGCTGCTACGTGACCGGCGCGGGCTTCCGGGATGGCTTTAACTTTGCGGGAGCGGATGAGGATGATCCCTGCCAGCCGATCTTGCCAGCACAGCCGGTTTATCACCGGGCGCACGAAATGCGCTTTCTGCCGCCGAATTACACGACGACGGAGCGAGATCGGTTCCGGTGCGAATTGCGCTATGCCTCGATCGCGGAGGTGGCGAAGCGGCATGGGATGGAGCCGGAGATGATTGCGCAGTTTGCCGATCCTGACGAGAATCCGCAGCCGAAGCCGCTGTCGAAGAGGGCGGCGAAGAAGCTCAAGGCGGCGATCAACCGGCCGGTGCGGCGGGTCATCGACGGCGAAGTGGTGCGGATGGCTCCGGGCGCGGTGATGGGGCCCGAGTTTCTGAAGCACAAGCCGGTTTCGATCCTGCGAATCCAGAAAACCATTTCGGTATATTTTGGGATTTCGCGCGAAGAGATGCTGAGTCGATCGCGCTCTGAGAAATACATGATTCCCCGCCAGATTGCAATTTCTCTCTCGAGGAAGTTTTCGGGAGAAAGCATTTCCGAAATAGGCAGAAACTTTAAGTTGCACAACTCTACCGCGCATAATGCGATCTCTTCGATCAAACACCGAATGGGGAGTTATCCAGAGCTCGAAAAAAAAGTTACAGAAATTAAAACGCTGTTATTAAAGGATTTAAGCGAGGAATCAGACGATGAATCAAGAGTTATGTGCGCCGCTGCGGACTGAACTTTGCTAGAGTGATTTCGGAGCGGAAAACAACCCGCTCCCGAGATTGCCAAGAGCATCGGCGCTACGTCACAGCGCAGTTGTAAAGGTAACTCGAAGTTTGTCTGAAGGCCCTCCTCAAATATGGGAAAACCGACGGCTTCACAGCGCCGCGCTCGCGGTGCTGCGTTACATCTCTATGCCGCAGAGACCACACTCGGCTGGCGTGTCGTGCGAAACACCACAGAAACCGAAGCGGCTGAAAAGCTGGCGAAGAACCGGTGGTGGAAGGTGTACGACGTTCAGGGAAATCTCCTCGGCTACCAGATCATCGCCGACAAGCGCAGCGACACCGAAATTCTTTCCAAACCCACAGCCTGTTCGATCACCATGCGTGTCTGCGAGCTGAATGCTGGGCTCGATGGACGCTCGCGAACATTGGGCATGCCGGAAGAAAAGAAACTAAATCGCCCACCAGGTCCTAATGGTCACATTCCAGTTCCGGACGATGCGGTCGAGCGAGCAATCCAAAAAGTCAGGCAATGGCCGCATCCTGCATCGAGGATCGATGACGGAACGGGCGTCGCTGTCTACGGCGACAAAGCAGTGCGCGTCTATCCCAAACCTGCACGATAAGGATGATCGCAGATGCCTCTTACCTGGGCGGCCGTGCAATGGCCATTTCTCATAACGGTGATCATTGCGCTGTCGGTATTTCTGACCGCGATCTGGAAGGCGCTCGATGCGCTGAGGGCGATCACGGCGCCGTTCAGGCAGTTCGTCGGCGAGCATGATGTGATGTGGGAAGACTACAACATCCGCACTGGCGGTACATACCGGCGCGCCATTGGACGCGGTGCACCTCCCGATCCGGAAGAGTATTACGAGCGTCTGCGACGGATGGATGCGGCGGGGTGAGAATGGCGTCACGCATCAAACGTCCGTGCGCCATGCCGGGATGCTCGGCACTGGTCGTAAGCGGGTATTGTGATCGCTGCCGGCCGAAGGCTCCTGCGAAGATGTTGTCAAAGGCGCGGCCAAGCGCTGCGGCGCGTGGGTATGGGCCGCGATGGCGCAAGACCAGTTCTGGATGGCTCCTGAAGCATCCATGGTGCGCCGATCCGTACAAGGTGCATCAGCGCTTTCCGGAGCCAGCCGACTGCACGGATCACATCATTCCGCATAAGGGCAACATGGCTCTATTCTGGGACCCGAAGAATTGGCAGTCGCTCTGCGGTACCTGCCACTCGCGCAAGACGGCGAGCGAGGAAGGCGGTTTCGGCAATGATGTCAGGGGACAGAAGGCCGTTCCCGCAGGGATGCGTGAGGGAGTTCCATCGACCGGGGCGGGGTAAAATCTTCAGGGCAGTCCCCCGCGAGACCGCGCTTACAAGGAAACTTTTACTTCCACAAAATACGAAAAACTCCCAAAATCAGCCTAAAACGGCATTCTGGTCGCTTCTTCTATGAGGGGCCCTCAAATTCAGCAGATAACCCCGCAGGAGGCGCTTTCTCGGCAAGAATGACGCCGCGCGGACCGGCTTTGCAGGATGGCCACCATGTCGCGACCTCGGACTCCAATCAGCGTACTCGAAGCTCGCGGCTCGACCAAGAAGAACCCCCAGCGCTATCGCGAGCGCATCGAAGCCTCGCGAAACGGAGCCAAGCCCGAGCCGGTAGGGCCTCCACCGGAGCGCTGGAACGTCGCGCCGGAATCGATGGGCGCCATGAAGTTCGCCAGGTGGAAGGCGATCTGGGCCGAGTTTGGCCCGCAAGTCACCATTCGGACGCCGATGCGGCGCGCGCTTCTCGAACAGTTCGTCGTCGCCATGGACAAGTTCCGCATTTCCGGGGAAACCATGAAAACCTCGGAGAAAAACAACCTCCTCGCGCTCACTTCCCGGCTTGAGCTCGATCAGCGGCTCCCGAGCGTGGGCAAAGGCGTGAGAGGGACCGATGGCGAGTGGGAAGCGTTCGGCTAAGTCAACTCTGGCGCAGGCTGATCGGCATTTTGCCACCGTCTGCCATCGCTATGCGCGCGATGTGGTTTCCGAAAAGCTTCTCGCCTGCAAATGGGTGCTGAAAGCCTGCCAGCGCCATCTGGGAGACCTGGAGAAGTCGGCCAGGGAGGATTACCCTTACCGCTTCGACGCTGCGCGCGCCGGCAGGGTCTGCCGCTTCATCGAGCTGTTGCCTCACGTCAAAGGCGAGTGGGCCCGAGCCGGTGTCGGTCAGAGCGGACTCATCAAGCTCGAACCATGGCAGGTCTTCATCACCTGCAGCATCTTCGGCTGGATCTCGAAAGAGACCGGCTTCCGGCGCTTCGCCGAGGCCTACATCAAGGTGGCCCGCAAGAATGCGAAGACCACCTGGGCGGCCGGCGTCGGCCTCTACATGCTGGTGGCCGATCACGAGTCGGGCCCCGAGGTCTTTTCGGGAGCCACCAACAAAAAACAGGCGATGGAGGTCTTTCGCACGGCGCGCCGCATGGCCAAGAAGGCCCCGCGCTTCAAAGAGCACTTTGACCTGGAGGTCAACGTCGAGTCCATCGTCGCCAGGCGCGATGATGGCAAATTTGAGCCGCTGATCGGCGATCCGGGGGACGGCGCGTCTCCGAGCTGCGCCATTGTCGACGAATACCACGAGCATCCAAGCAGCAACTTGCATGACACGATGGTCACCGGCATGGGAGCCCGCCGCCAGGGCCTGACCATCGACATCACGACTGCGGGAACGGATACCGCCGGCCCCTGCTACCTGACCGAGAAGGACTGCGAGAAGCTCCTCGACGGCCTGGTCGAAAACGATTCGTTCTTCTGCATCATGTACTCCGCCGATGAGGGCGACGACTGGAAGTCCACCGACGCGCAGCGCAAGGCCAACCCGAACTTCGGAGTCTCGGTTTTTCCCGAGTATCTCGCCAAGCAGCTCCGCGACGCCATGCAGTCGCCGCACAAGCAGTTCATCTACAAGACCAAGCATCTCGACCTGTGGGGCAACGCCCTCAACGGCTACTTCAACATGGAGGCCTGGAATCAATGCAAGGACGGCAGTCTCTCGCTGGATGAGTTCAAGGGCGAGGCCTGCTGGATGGGCAACGACCTGGCCGCGCAGATCGATCTCGCCTCGCGCATCAAGATATTCCAGCGGATGAAGAAGAACGTGGACGGCATCCTGGTCCGTCACTACTACGTTTTCGGCCATCACTACGCGCCCATGGACACCATCATGGACGGCGATCACTCGCATTATGAGCGCTGGTATCTCGATAATCATCTGCACGCGGTGCCGGGCCCTGAGATTCAGCTTTCGGTCATCCAGAAGGATATCGAAAACGAGCTGTCCGACTATGACTTTCAGCGCATCGCTTTCGATCCCTGGTCAGCGCTGCAGATGCAGCAGCAGCTCGCCGAGCAGCTCGGTGACGACATCGTGCAATCGGTTCCGCAAACGGTGCAGTTTCTTTCGCCAGCCATGAAGGAGCTGGACGCCGCCATGCGCGCCGGCCGGCTCCATCACAATGGCGATCCGGTTCTCACCTGGGCCATCTCCTGCGTCGTCGCGCGTATCGACGCCAACGACAACGTCTTTCCGCGCAAGCTGGAAAACGGCAAAGACAAGATCGATCCGGCCACCGCGCTCATCACCGGCCTCAACCCGGCCATGGCGGGCGAAATCAAGCGCCGCTACACGCCGGTGCACATCGGGTATTTGTGAGGACTCATGCCGCCACCTGCATTTGAAGCGCACCCCAAGAAGCCGGTCGTATGGGTGAGCGTGATCACCGGAACGGCCTTTTGCGTCGGCTTGGCCCTCCTTGCCTCTGGCTGCTGGATGGCCTGGCCTCCTCTGGGGTTCATCGTCGGCGGCCTGATTCTCACCGCCGGAGCCACCTTCTACGAACGCGGTAGCGCAGTTTCTTCCCGGAGGCGTCAGTGAGTCTTGTCAGCTCCATGGTCAGCGGTTTCCAGGGCTTGCGCGCCGATGTGGGCGGAATAGGCGGCGCGCCCGCCCCTTGGGATGACTACTGGTATTCTGCCGTCGGCTCGCCGTCAGTTGCCGGGATGCGCATCACGCCGGACACGGTCAAGCGCCTCTCGACGGTCATTGCCTGTGTGAGCGCCAAGGGCCGCGCCCTCGGCGTGCTCCCTTGCCTCATCTACGTCGATCTTCCCGGTGGGGGAAAGAAAGTCGTCAGGAACCACCCCAATTTCAAGCTCCTGCACACGCGGCCCAATTCCATGCAGACGGGCTTCGAGTACTACCAGATGATGCAGGGTCACATCGAGCTGCGCGGCAACGCCTACTCTGAAATCCTGACCAGCAGCCGGGGCGAGATCGGCGAGCTCATCCCCATGCACCCGGATCGCGTGCGCGTTGAGGTGCTTTCCGATGGCGCGCTGCGCTACCAGTACAGTGATCCGCTCACCGGCACCACGCGCACGCTGCTGCAGGATGAGGTTCACCACGTCCGCGATTTTTCCGACGAGCGCCAGGTGGGCCAGTCCCGCATCTCCATGGGCATGGACGTTTACGGCGTCGCGCTGGCGCAGCAGGATTACCGCGGCAAGTACCTCAAAAACGATGCTTCCGCCGGCGTCATCATTACCGGAACCAACTTCGCCACCAAGCAGGATGAAGACGCCTATCTGAAGGCCTTTGAGGCGGGCAATACCGGCGAAAAGCGTCACCGCGCCAAGCTGCTGCCGCCTGGAGTGGACATCAAGAGCCTGGGCATCAAGCCCATCGACATGCAGCTCCTCGACGCTTCCAAGGCCTCCGCTGTCGAGATCTGCACCATGCACAACATCTTGCCTCACCTCATCGGTGTGGACACCGGCAAAGCCGCCACTTACGCCAGCGTTGAGCAGTTCAACCTGATGCACGCCCAGCAGTCGGTGCTGCCCATGGCCGTCATGTGGGAGCAGGCGCAGCGCCGCGATCTCTTCAGCGATGACGATCCCTGCTATTCCAAGTTCGCTCTGGCCTCCCTGCTCCGCGGCGACACCGCGACGCGCATGGCGGGCTACGCGGTGGGCGTCGAGCACGGCTGGCTCTCGGATGACGATGTGCGCGAACTGGAAGACATGAACCCCATCGCCGGAGGCATCGGCAAGCAGTATTTCGTTCCTCTGAACTGGCGCAATCTCGATCCGGCGCTGGCTCCCGTCTCCGCCGTCCCAGACAGCCCCGATCCGAACCCCGATCAGGAAACCGAGGAGCAGGACGATCAGGACGATCCCGAGAACGCCGATCCGGAGCCCGAGCGGAACGCCATGCGCTCCCAGCTTCAGCTCTTCGCGCACGATTCGGCCGCGCGTTGTGTCCGCCGCGAGGTCAGCGCGGTGCACAAGCTGATCGAGCGCGAGGCGGCATTCTCCGAGTTCGCCGCTTTCTATGCCGAGCACTGCCGTTTCATCTGCGGAGTCTTCCACTTCAACGCGCTGAATTCGATCAAGGCCAAGCAGGCCTGCGATATTCGCTGCTCCGAGCTTGCCAGCCGTCTGAATGAGGAAGGCGCGGCCGCCGCCACCGCTTACCTCGAGCATGTCGCGGTTACCGAACCCGCAAAACTGGCGGCTCTGGCCGTCGAAGGAGTCCTCTGATGCGTTATTCCGCCATCGTCCGCGCCGTCTACGGCTCCATCTGGGCCATCCAGCCGGAAAAGCTCGAAGCCATCGTGGCTTTCCTGAATCTCAAGGTTTCCGGAGGCACGGCCTCGCCGGAGGTGCTCGCCGCCATCCGCGCGCAGAATGAGATGGCCGCGGCGCGCATGCAGTCGCTCTCGGCCGACAAACCCGGGTCGGTGGCCGTGCTCCCGCTCTACGGCATCATCAATCAGCGCGTCTCGGGCGACGTTTCCGGGCCCTCCGGCACATCGGTGCAGCAATTCACGCAGCAGCTGCGCCAGGCTCTCGCCGATCCCAACGTAAAGGCCATTGTGATTGATGTGGATTCTCCCGGCGGCTCGGTTTCCGGCGTTGATGAGCTGGCGACGGAGATCTTCAACGGCCGCAAGAAGAAGAAGATCACCGCCGTATCCAATTGCCTCTGCGCTTCTGCCGCCTACTGGCTGGCCTCGCAGGCCTCGGAGGTCGTCGCCAGCCCCAGCTCGCTCACCGGCTCCGTCGGCGTCTATCAGCTTCACGAAGACGACTCCACGGCTCTCGAAAATCTCGGCGTCAAGTTCACCTTCATCTCCGCCGGCAAGTACAAGACCGAGGGCAACAGCTACCAGCCCCTCGATGATGAGGCGCGCGCCGGAATGCAGGGCATGGTTGACGATTTCTACTCCCTCTTCACCAAGGCTGTAGGGCGTGGCCGCGGCGTCGCCGTCAAGTCTGTGGTCAATGGCTTTGGCCAGGGCCGCGTCCTCACCGCGCAGGATGCCGTCAAGCAGGGCCTCGCCGATCGCGTCGCCACTCTGGATGAAGTCCTGGGTAAGTTTGGAGTCAAGCAGGGCGTGGGCGCTTCCGCCACCGCTTCGCCCGCAATCCAGTCCATCCAAAACGATCACATCCCTTCGGCGCAAAACAGCCCCGAAGAGCCGGTTGTTGACCAGGACGATGAAGCCGCCGCCAATCCGGATACCGGCTGCACCTGCGATTGCGAGGCCTGCCAGGCCGGCGACTGCGCCAACTGCTCCCACGAGGCTTGCGACGCCGAAGCCGAAAACTGCGAAGGCTGCGGCATGGCCTCCGCCAAAAAAGAGACTGGCGATCTGAGCAAGGCTCAGGCGGAAGCCCAGGCCCGCGCCCGTTCGCTGAGTTTGGCGAGAATTTAGACTTTCCAACACTTTCTGGCGGCCGAAGCCGTCCAGTCCTGACGTTTGCCAACCGCCCGATGGCGGCTTCGCGGCGTTGCGGCTCATCGCTGTTACAACCTGTTACAACCTGGGCGCATTCCGCGACCCTGGAAAGGATTCTATGAAGCTTCGTGATCTCCAGAAGGCGCTGGCCGCTGCCGTTGACGCCGCCACCGCCATCAATGCCGCAGTCCCTGACGGCGAGCAGATGAGTGCCGAGCAGCGCACCCAGTTTGACGCTCACATGGCCACCGCCAACACCCTCAAGGCCGACATTGTCCGCGCTGAGCAGCTGGCCGAAATGCAGCGTACCAGCGCTTCCACCATCGAAGTCTCCAAGCCGGAAGGCGCGAAGAAGCCCTGGTCGAGCTTTGGCGAGCAGCTCTCCGCCATCGCCACCGGGACCAAGCTCATCCAGCAGGGACGCACTTCCAGCGCCGATCCCCGGCTCTTCGCGGCTCTCGGAGCCAATGAGACCGTCCCGGCCGAAGGCGGCTTCCTGGTCGCTCCGGAATACGCCGACGGCATTCTCCAGCGGACCTATGACGTGGGCGAGATCGCCACTCGTTGCCGGCAACTTCCCATGGCCTCTTCGCGCCTGGTCATGAACGCGGTCGATGAAGACAGCCGCGCGGATGGTCAGCGTTGGGGCGGCATTCTCTCCTACTGGGAGGCGGAAGGCGCGTCCTATGTGGGGACCAAGCCCAAGTTCCGCGAGATCCAGTTCGTCGCCAACAAGCTCATCGGCCTTTCGTATGTCACCGAGGAGCAGTTGGAAGACGGGCCCGCTCTCGAGGCTTACATCCGCATGGCCTTCCCCGATGAGTTCGGCTTCCAAATCGACAAGGCGATCGTTTCGGGATCCGGCGCGGGCGTTCCTCTCGGCTTCCAGACCTCCACGGCCACGATTGTGCAGGCCAAGGACTCTGGCCAGGCCACCGGCACCGTCTCGGCCACGAACATCCTCAATATGAAGTCGCGACTGTGGGCTCCGAGCTTCAAGAATGCCGTCTGGCTCGCTGAGCAGTCGGTCGAGCCGCAGCTCCTTCCCCTGCTCATCGCCGGTACCGCGGCCACCACCGCCGCGCTGCTCTATACGCCTCCGGGCATGTATGGCAACAACTCGCCGTATGGCCTGCTCCTGGGCCGTCCGGTGATCTTTGTCGAGCAGGCTTCTCCGCTCAGCACGCAGGGCGATCTCAGCCTGGTCGATCTTTCGCAGTATCTGCTCCCCAAGAAGACCGACATCCGGGCTGATACCTCGATTCACGTGGCCTTCCTCACCGGCGAGCTGGCCTTCCGCTTCATGCTCCGCCTGGACGGCGCGCCATGGTGGAAGAAGCCCCTCACTCCGTATTCCGGGGCCGCTTCCCGTTCGCCTTTCGTCACCCTGGCCACGCGCTAAAGCATTTTCGCTTTTGCTCTGGACTTCTGTGCCCCATCCATTCCGCGGGTTCCATCGCGGAATGGGTGGGAACCCTGTGAAATTCAGGTTTACGTAGTTTTCCTCGGCATCGCCGGGAAAGGAAAGTTTTATGAGCAAGCAAGGATTTTACGCGGCGCAGGAGGGGCACGTTGTCCCTATCCTCTATCCGCAGACCATCAGCGGCGGCGTCTCCGCAAAGCCGTTCAATCTCATGGGCAACGACCACGCCAGCATCGTGATCTCTTTCGGCGCCAAGGTCGCGGCGGAAACTGCAATCTTGATCAACGCCGGAACCAACGAGGCCATGGCTGTCTCTGCGGCCATCGCCTTCGATCTCTACAAGGGCGAGACCTCCGGCTCCAACGTCACCGATACCGGCAGCGCTACCGCTTATGCCGTGGCCGCCCTGGGTGGAATCACCGCTCCGGTCAGTGGCCAGGAAGTCGTATTCACGGCGGTCAACGCCAATAGCGGCACTTCTGCCACGCTGGCCATCAACGGCGGATCGGCCAAGGCGCTCAAGAACGTCGGCGTCACCGCTCTGACGATTGGGCAGATCGCCGCCAACTCCACCGTGACCGTGATCTATGACGGCACCGAGTGGATCATTCAGCCCGTCAATCCTCCGGCCGACGTGCTCCTGCCGAATAGCACGCTCAACAGCGGCCGTTTCGCTGTGACGGCCGCGGGTTATGCTCCTCCGGCCACCTCCGACATCTTCTACATCATCGAGATCGAGGCGGCGCAGTTGCCGCCCGGCTCGCCCTATGTCCAGTTGCAGATCACCAATGGGGCCAACGCCAACTACGCCAGCGCCATTGCCATCCTCTCCGGAGGCCGCAATACCTCCGATCAGTCCCTCACCGTCATCGTCTAGCCAGCTTTAATGGGACGCTCCGGGCCGTGCGGCTAAGGTCCGGAGCGCATTTTTTGAAGCACAGACTCGGAAGGTGGTTCAAATGCCTCTGCAAGTTGTTACACCCAATCTCAATCTCGCTCTTCCGGGCGACAATTCGCATAACACTCCCTGGGGGGAAGCGGTACAGGTTCTTGAGCAGGCTATTGCCCAGATGGATACGCAGCTTGTTGCGGCGATCCAGGCGGCCTCGTGGACATTCGCCCTCGACACTGGCACGGCCAATGTCTACGCGATCGCGCTGACTCCCAAGCCCACGCTGACGCTCGGTTCGAGGTTCTACTTCCAGGCGAGCCATGCCAATACGGGAGCCTCCACGCTGGCGGTCAACGGCGGCGCGGCCATCGCTATCACCAAAAATGGAACCACGGCCCTGGCCGGTGCTGAGATTTCCCTCAACCAGATCGTCCAAGTCATGTACGACGGCACGCGATTCCAGCTCGTAAGCCAGTAACGAAAGAGGGGTCAGGGGTCAGATGTCAGGGGTCAGCGAAAGCCCACCCCTGATCCCTGATCCCTGAAACCTGATCCCTGTTTTGCGGAGCAAAACCCATGCTTATCAAGCTCAATTACGGCCCTCGGCAGGGCGAAATCCAGGACATTGCGCCCGAGGCGGCCACGGCCATGCTCGCCGACGGCCGCGCCACCTGGCCGGTGGCCGACCAGCATCCCGATCAGCTCGTATCTCCTCCCAAGGCGGATGTCAAGTTATCCATGAAGCATTCAAAGAGGTCCTGAACCCTGATCCCTGAACCCTGATCCCTGCTCCGAAGGAGCTCCATGGAATCGATGATCCTCATCACGGCGCCCGCCGCCGAGCCGGTTGCGCTGGCCGACTTCAAGGGCTTGCTCGATATTCCGGCCACCGACACCTCGCGCGACAGTACGCTGCTCATGATGCTACTGGCGGCGCGGGAGGCGGTCGAGAATTACTGCCGCATTGCTCTGATCACGCAAACCTGGCTCGCGCGTCTCGACAGCTTTCCCAGCGCGCCTCTCCGTTACGATCGCAACGGCTATCCGCAGGTTCTGCTTCCCAAGCCGCCATTTCAGTCGGTTGATTTCTTCAAGTATGTGGATACCAGCGGCGCGGTGCAGTCTCTCACCCGCGATCCGAGCTATGGCACGAACCTCGCAGCGCCCTTCTACGGCTATCAGCTTGAGCCGGGCGGGGGAATCATGCCCGCCGCGCTTTCGCCGCCGTGGGCGCGCCCCTGGGCTCCGCAACGCATGGTTCCGGCGAATACCGCGCTGCAGTATCGCTGCGGCTACGGTGGGCCTCTCACCGTCTCCATGACGGCTGGCTCCGCCGTGCTCTCTTCGCCGGGATTCACCTTCAATCCGGACGACGCGCCCCAGATCGCCGGGGACACCGGCACGGCGATCAATGTTCCCGGCGCGGGCGCGGCGGGCGCGGCTCTGGCCACCTACGTGGCTTCGGTTAGCAACGGCATAGCCACCCTCGCCACGGCGGCCACCGCCGCCGTCGCCAGCGTCTCGGCCTGGCAGGGCAACCAGGTTCCCAACTCGCTCTGCCTCGCCATTCTCTTTCAGGCGCAGTTCTTCTTCGAGCAGGGCGCGGTCTGCGATCAGTTGGAGCCGCGCGTCATCAACTCGCTGCGCAATGGCGGGTACCGCAATCTGGTTTCTTGAGGGGAGAGTCATGGACGCGAAAGATCGAGTCTTGCGGGCTTTCGAGAAGAGCCGCGAGAAGTACGGGGGCGTCGATCCCCACACCGGCTATCTTCGCCGGCTGATTACCGTAGCGCGGACGCAAGGCGACTGGGAAGCGCTTTGCGGTCGCATCCAGGATGATGGGACGCTGAGAACGTAATTCAAAGGATTCTATGGGCTTCCGCAATCTCTATCGCGCCTCGAACAACCCGCTGGCCATCAGTCCCGGCGAGCTGCGCCAGTCCGTGCAGCTCGCCCGCGCCAGCGCCACGGTGGACAGCTTTGGCCAGAAGCTCACCACTTGGCCGGTCTATCTCACCGCGCACGCCAAGATCGAGAACCTCAGCGGCCAGGAACTCTTTCAGGGCGACGAATTCACCTCGGCGGACCAGGTGCGCGTCACCATCCGCTGGCCGGGGGCCGGCTATGTGGTTCATACCGGCGACCGCATTTTCTTCGGATCGCATATTTACGTTGTCCAGGTCATCGACAACGTGCTTGAGCGCAATCGCGTCGTCAAACTCAACTGCCTGGAAATCGACGGGGAGAGCTGATGCTCGAAGCAGGAATTCAGGCGCTGGTCGGCGCCAACGCGGCCGTGCAGGCACTCATTGGCAACCCTGTCCGCTTTTACCCGGTGGTATTGCCGGAAGATCCCACCTATCCCTGCGCCAGCTATCAGGTCATCAGCGAGACGCCGCAGGACCTGCTCTCTGGCGAGCTGAGCATCTATCCCATTCGCCTCCAGGTCGATTCCTGGTCCGGAGGGACGCTCAATGCCACCTACGCCGCGGCCAAGGCCGTGCAAGCCGCCATCCGCGCCGTGATGGAGAGTTTTTCGGGGGCGCTTCCCGACGGCACGCGGGTCGCCTACATCCATGTGGTCAACGCCAACGATCTCTTCGAGCAGGATGCCCGCTGCTACCGGACTTCGACTGATTTCATGATCTACGTCTACCCGTAAAGCCTCCCGCCAACCTCAACTATCAACCGCTTTTAGGAGCTGAAAACAATGACTCAAACCGCGCAATCGCTTCTCGGCATGGGGGCAACCCTCTCCATCGGAACCCAGACCGCCACGCCCACCTACACCGTCATCAACGGAGTCAAAAAGGTATCGCCTCCAAAGCCGAAGTGGGGCACGGAAGACGTCACCACCCTCAACACGGCCAGCGCCACGCGCGTCTTCATCAAGACGCTGCTTGATCCGGGTGAGGTCACCATCGATGGTGAGTGGCAGTCCGCCGATCCCGGCCAGGTGGCCCTCTCCGCCGCCTTGAACTCCTTATCGATTGCCACCTATGGCCAGGTCTTCCCGTTCAAGCTGGCGCTGCCCCCCGATCTCGTGGGAGGTCAGGTCACGACGGGTGATACCGTCACCTTCAACGCCCTGGTCACCGACTGGGCGGTAGGCGAGGTGGAAGTTGACAAGGTGGTCACCTTCGCCGCCTCTCTCAAGATCACCGGTCCCATCACCTACGTCGAAGGCGCTTAATTTGCACGGTCCTGCCGGACCTCAACCCTCCAGCCCCGCGCCCCCGGCCAACCAGCCCAAGGCGCGGGACGGAGACCCAACCTCGAGGGAGAGAAACCCATGAGCCATCCCGATGCATGCGATACACTGCCTGGGAGGGGATATTGCATGACCGAAAAGAACGTGCAGGAGATTGAAGATGCCGCCCTGGGCGCGTATATGCGCAGCCGGAAGACTCTTGAGGTCGCCAAAGAGCGCGTCAAGCGGGTGTCGGCGGAGATGAAAAAGCTCTCTGACGAACTCTGTTTCCGCTCGGGAGAAGAACTCTCCTCGGCCAAGATCGAATCCTATTCCTGGCTTAATCCGGAGGCGATTCGCGACCTTGCGGCAGATGTGAAACAGGCGGAAGCGGAGCTTGAGACCGCGCGGGCGAAAGCCGTCAAGCTCGGCGTCTCCATCCAATTCTGATGGCAGGTAATCTAGCACTTCCAAATGAAGAAATAATGACGCTCTAACCCAAAGGCCGCTTTCGAGCGGCCTTTTTCATTGGAGAAAACAATGTCGGAAAAAATCAGTTTTACGCTCGACAAAGAGAAAGAGGAAGCGACTCTAGTCGTCGGCGAAGAGACGTATCGCATTTCCTACGATTTCGCCGCCATTCACATCTTTTATCGGGCGTTTGGCGTCAACCCATGCCTGGAGAGCATCGGGATGGACCCGGCGCGCCTCGCTGGCCTTTTGTGGGTTGGCCTTCTCCTCTATCAGCCGGATGTCGATCTGCAACTTGTGCGGAGCTGGTTCACCCCCCGAAACATGCTTGATTTGGCGAAGGCTACCTGGGCCGCTTTCAAACTTGAGCAGCAGCCGGAGTCTGAGCAGGAGGAAACGGACCCTCCCAGCGCCTGACTGGAGCCGCGTGGTGGCGTTTTTACGAATCGGTTGCGCGTTACGATCTCCGGCTCTCCGAGATGGAGTTCTGGCGTCTCTCGCCCATCAAATTCGACGCCATCTACCGGCGCCATGCGCAGGCGCGCGAGCATCTTGAGTTGCTGGCTGGGATCGTCGCCAGCGTCATGGCGAATTTCAGTATGGGCGCGCCCAAAAAGGCGCTTCGGCCGAGCGATTTTGGCCTGGGCCCGAAACCGAAAACTGCGCGGGCTTCGGCTTCTTCTCTCACTGATGCGGATCGGGTACATGAGCTGCGCAAATACTTCCGTGGCTTGGCGGGTAAGCCCGGAGAAGCAGAAAAGCAGACGATTGCCCCTTCGGATCCAGAAATTTGAGGTATACTGGGCGCTTCGGAGGCGTTATGCGGAAACTGCCCATCATTCTCTGTTTTCTTTTATTTGTGGGTTTTATAGGTTGCAAGGATGATGAGGGCGATCCCCAGGCGACTGCGGTTAAGCATGCGGAGGCCGATGCGCATGCTCTTGCGTCTAACGGTGCGGTGACTCTTCGGAGCCAGATGCGCAATCCGAAAAGTTTCGAGATTGCCAGCGCCATCATCCCCGATGGGTCAACCGGACTGGTTTGCTATGTTTATCGTGCGCAGAATGGCTTTGGCGGAATGAATGTCGAAGAGGCTGTATCTGTAATGAATGTCATTATCACCTCGGGAGATTCTGAATTTCGTTCTTTTTGGAAAAAGAATTGCGCGGGAAAGACAGGTCAAGATGTTGCCGAAGACGTCATGTTCGATTTGCGCGAATATGACAAGCTGCACGGTAACTGATGAATGCTGAAAACGTGAACTCAAAGCCGCCTCCGGGCGGCTTTTCTATTGGAGCCGACATGCCGATGAGCTGCAAGACGATTGGGATCAAAGAAGCACAGGGCAAGATCAAGTTTCTCCAGAATCTTGTGCGCGATGTGGCCACCCGCAAGGCTGTGATTGCTGCCTCCAACGTGATAGCTGACGCCGAACGGTCCCTTGCTCCGGTGCTGAAGATTCATTCCGTCGATAGCACAGCCAAGCTCCCTGGAACGCTGCGAGATTCCATCCAGGTTGTGGTAAAGAAATACACCGACGGGTTCATTGAAGGCTTTATCGGCCCCAAGCATGGAGCCGGGCGCGCCGCTCACCTGGTCGAATTTGGGCATCGGCTCGTCAAGGGCGGAAAATCGCGGATCAAGCTCGGTGGAATTGAAGGTGGAGGAAAGGTGGTCGGCTTCGTGCCCGCTCATCCTTTTCTGCGCCCGGCCTTCGACGCCAACGCCCAGCGCGCCCTCGATGTCTATAACGAAACCATGGAAACTCTGATGAAGGAGCTTCGCTGATGACTCAGGCTGGCGTTATTGGTTCCATTTCGACTACCTTCACGGCGGATACGCGCAGCTTCGACGCCTCGGTTGACGGCGTCGTAAAGAAGCTGAAAGCGACCGGCGACGCCTCCGACAAAACCGCGTCGAAGGTCAAGCAGCTCGGGGAGGCCACGGCCCGCTCTGCCGAGATTCAGGCAACGCAGATCGAGAAGGCACGTCGGGCCTTCGAGCGCGAAGAGACTGCCAGGGCGATTGCAACCGACCGGGAGATCGAGCGTCAGAAGGCGCTAGCTGAAGCGGCGCGCGTCTCGGCCCTGCGCGAGGATATTCTTGCCCGCTCGGCAGAGAAGGCGGCAATCGCGAGTAATGCCGCGGAAGAAAAGGCCGCCGCCGCTAGCAAGGCGTTCAACCAAACGGGAAATTTCTTGAATGGTGCGCTCGCCTTCGGCGGTTTAACACTTGGAGTGGGGGCTGCGGCGGGGGGCCTTGAGCATATGTTAAAGGATTCAATGGAGACAGCGGTTGCCTTGGGCAAACTGAATCAGCAGACGGGAATTTCTGTTGAGAATCTGTCGATTTTGAAGTTCGCCGCTGCGGAGAGCGGGGTGGAATTTGAATCCCTTACACGCGGGTTCAAAAAGTTAGCGGTAACCGTCTACGATGCAGATAATGGCAACAAGAACGCGGCCAAAGGTTTCCAGCAGCTTGGCATCACAGTGGAAGAGTTGAGAGCCAAGGGTGATGATATGTATGCCGTCATGGCTCTCCTGGCGGATAAGTTCAAAGAAATGCCGGAGGGTATTACCAAGAGCGACACAGCGGCCAAAATCTTCGGGGCGCGCATGGGATCTGAGATGATCCCGGTTCTGAATCAGGGATCGAAAGCGTTGGAGGACTTCAAACGCCAAGCGCCTATCTTCAGCGACGCCGATATTGAGAAGATGCATGAGATGCATAAGGCTACGGTGGAACTTGACGCCTCATGGCAGCGCTTGAGCATGACCCTTGCAAGTAACCTTGCTCCTGTTGCTACGGTCTATATGAATGCTATAGAGAAAAAGTTAGATGGTCGCATCGAGCAAGTGAAAGAGCTTTACTCCTGGGTTAAAAAAGCGTGGGCCCCCGCTACGCAATTCGAAGGGAATTTCGCCTGGGATGATCCCGCGCTAGCAAAACCTCAGACGCCTCATTCGCAATCACCCGCGCATCCTCATGTTTCCGGAGCGGGCACTGCTGATTCGGGTTCTTCGCGTTCAAGGCAATTGGGTAGTGGAGAGCCGGAGGTGACGCGCGAGACACTCTCAGAAATAGCCGCACAGTCTTGGGCGGATCTGGATCATAATCTGATTGAGGCATGGCGTGAGGCCGCTAAAGAAGATCGCGCCGAAAAGGCCACGCTCCAAGCTGCGCAAGGGCAGGCCGATTGGGATAAATTCATAAAATCCACCCAGGTTATGCCGCAAGATATTTTCCATGCCGCGACTCCAAAGGTGACTCTTGGCCAGCAGCCGAATAACTTCCAGAAATTCGAGAAGGAGTTTGATTCCGCGTTCGATGATTGGACCAAAAAAGCGACGGACTTGCATGAAATCCTTGGTTCATTTGTCTCGGAGACCTTCAACTCCATCAATGGCGAACTGGTCAAGATGATGACCACGCAATACCATCAGGGCGACTGGAAGAAGGCGGTGCAGCCGATCTTTACTGATGTGTCCAAAAAAGGCCTGGAGTACGGCGAAGGCTCGCTGATGAAGGCCTTCGGCATTGGCGGCATAGGCAGCGCC